GGGTCTTAGCGCAGCGCAACAGGCGCTGGCGACTGGCACACGGGCTGCGGCCCCGACGGTTACTCAGCGAGTGGCGCAGCAAGTTATCGCTAAGCCGGGTGCGCAAGCAGCAACGGCGACCGCAGCAGGTCTTGCGTCTGGCGCTACAGGTGAGCTTACGGATCAGAACCCTTACGCTAAACTTGGCGCGGCTGTTCTTACGTCTGCTGTTACAGGCCAAGGTCTTGGTAAACTTGAAAACGCATTTACGGATGCCCTAACCCCGGCCGGGCGTGATGCGATCCGCCAGCGTGCGGCTGCGGAAGCACAAGGTATTAAGGTTACTGCTGCGGATGTCTATCCGGGTGCGCGGTTTACCCGTGGTCTTACTTCTATCCTCGAAATGCTTCCGTTTTCTGGAATGCGTAATCTTGGGGATCAGAACGCACAAGCACGCGCTGCGGTAGAACGTCTGCGCGAAAGTGCACGTCCATATAATATCTCTGAAAATGCAACGCCGAAAGACCTCGGCAAGATGCTTATTCAGGATTTGCGCGATCAGTATAAATCCGTAAAGGCGCAAGCGGGTGCATTGTACGATGCAGTCGTGCCCGCACTTAACTTGAAAAAAGGTACGGACCAGATCGCGGTTGCCAATGCTAAAAATGCAATCACAAACTTCCTAAAAGAATTTCCCGACTATCTTCGTGATCCGGATGTGCCGACCAGCGTCAAGAATTTGATGATGCGGATTGCTAAAGCCGATGATACTCAGGTTGTCAGCTACAATGACTTCCGCAAGATGAACACGGCTTTTGGGCAAGCAGTATCCGAAGCTGAACGGGCTGCTGCGGCTAGCGGCAAGGGCGGCTCTAAATCATCGGCTCTTAGCCAAGTCTATTCGGCGTTGTCCCGCGATGCGGACGCGTGGTTGACGCGCCTTGAAACGCAAAACCCGGAAGCGGCAACTGCGTTCCGTAACGCGCAAGGCTATTTTACCGAAAACGTCTTGCCATTCCGCGATACAAAACTGGTAAACGATGTTGTCGGCCGTCGTTTGAAGCCGACTGAGATCGAAAATACTGGTGAAAAATTTGTTAACGGCCTGCTAAACGCGGACGAAGGTACGGCCACAACAACTATGCGTTTGGTTAGCGAAGACGGCCAAGGTGTGGCTCGTTATGCGCTTATCGATAAAGCCGCTAAAGGCTCTATCGGCGATCAGGCTTTGTCTGAAGTAACGCCGATGCGGGCTTTTGGCGCGGTCGATCCATCTAACCCGACAAACGCGGCTATCCTTGGTACTAATCCGGATGTTCTCGCGCGGACAACGCAGCTTGCGGAAGGTCTTTCTGCTGCTCGTCGTTCGACAGAAGCGTTTTCGAACCCGCGCACTGGCGCTCAGTTGGTTCCGTATGCGCAGGGTGCGGGTCTACTTGGCTTAGGTTACGCGGCACAGCAGAACCAAATCCCCGAAGAATATCAAGGCTTGGCGTTGTTGGCTTCGCTTGCTACTGGTCGTGGTACATCGGCTCTTCTGCGTCAGCCGGGTACTGTTCGGGCTTTGGCTGGCCAGACGCCAGAACTTATCTCGAACCCAGCGGTACTGAACCCCGCGATGATCTCGCTGGCACAGTTCGCTGCGCCAGAACCCATCGCCCCAGTCTCTGCCCTTCCAAAGCCTGTTGCGCCCGGCACACTAACGCCGCAACAAGAGCAGGAGATTATGCAGTCCGAAGCGTTCCAGTATCTGAGCGCACCGGAAGAGATCAATTACACGACTGGCGAAAGCACCGTCGGGCCAGCGCCAAGCGTGACAATCGATCTCGATCCAAAATCGATCAAAACCATCAACCCAGAAGACTTGCCGGAAGACTATTAATGGCCAAGAAGACTAGCGTTAAAGAAGCAACATGGCGGCCGCAGCCGAAAGCGAAGCGTCGCCACAAACCCGACGGGCTTCGCCATCGTAAGTCTTTGGGGCCACGCAGTAACTTGCGGACTAGCTTCTAATACTATAAACACCGCCCATGAAGTTCATGGGCATTGACCCCGGCGCATTCGGAGCCGTCGCTATTCTTGATAAGGATAGTCGAGAACTTGTCATCATCGACATGCCAACATTAAAGGTCAAGCGCGGGCCGCGTGTTGTCAATCAGGTTGATGGGCACATGCTGGCCGACGCTTTGCGATTACATGTAACTCCCGATACTTCTGCTCTCATCGAAAAAGTCCATGCCATGCCGGGCCAAGGCGTGTCCTCGATGTTCAGCTTCGGCCGGGCAGCGGGCATCGTCGAAGGCGTGCTTGCTGGATTGTCTGTACCTTTTGAGTTGATCCCGCCTGCGACTTGGACTAAATCTATGCGCACGTTCGGAGGGAAGGACGGCAGTCGTCAGCGGGCACAAGAGTTGTTCCCGGATTACGCCCATCTCTTTGCACGGAAAAAGGACGACGGCCGGGCCGAAGCTGCGCTTCTTGCCTGCTACGCCGCCGAGAGGGAAGATGATGAAACACCTGTTCGAATATCAAAAGGTCGGCGCAGACTTTCTCTGTAAGAACCCGGCCGCGTTCCTTGCCGATGAGCAGGGCCTTGGCAAGACGCTTCAAGTTATCGCAGCCTGTGATATGCTCGGCCTGACAAAGGTCGTCGTGATCTGTCCGGCTATCGCCAAGATCAACTGGCGTCGTGAGTTCGAGCGATGGGGGACCGTCGAGCGCGAAGTGAAAGTCTTTAGCTACGATAAGATCACGCAATCAAAGGAGGTTCGCAATGAGATCGCCAAGTTTGAGCCAGACGTTCTTGTTTTGGATGAAGCGCATTATCTCAAGAATAGGACTGCTAAGCGTACAAAGTATATATACGGTCAGTACTGTCGCGGCGATGGCCTTGTCCGTTTCGCTGATCGCGTTTGGCTTCTTAGTGGCACTCCCATTCCTAATAACGTCAGCGATTTTTGGACACATCTTAAATCAATCTGGAAGTACCCGCTGAACTTTGCGGAGTTTACGACGTACTTCTGCAAGACGTGGAACGGCCAGTTCGGTCTTCAGGTTCTTGGCAACAAGGCCGAACGCATGGCCGAGTTTAAGACGGTACTGAAGGCGATAATGCTGCGCCGTAAGGGCGAGATCGTGCTGAAAGATTTGCCGCCGATCTGGTGGCAGGATGCGCCAGTCGAGATTGATAACTGGAGCGACAGGAAACACATCGACGATCCGCGCCAAGCCGAAGCCGTCGATATGATCCTCGCGCATTCCCTGACAAATCAGGACTTGGCTTCTGAGATCGAGAGCATTGCGCCTCACATCGCGTCACTGCGTCGCTTAACTGGTGCAGCCAAGGCATCGCCCATCGCCACACAGATAGCGGGCGAGTTGGCTGATGACGCATATAGCAAAATTGTTATATTCGCCTACCATACCGACGCGATCCAGACGCTCTATGATAAGCTGAAAGACTTTAACCCTGTCGTCGTTGCAGGCGGTATGCCGACAGCCGACCGTCAAGCGGCGATTGACAACTTCCAAACCGATCCGAAGGTGCGGGTATTCATCGGCCAGATCACAGCCTGTTCAACGGCCATCACATTGACGGCCGCAAATCAGGTAGCGTTTGTGGAGATGGATTGGGTTCCGGCGACGAACGCACAGGCAGCCAAGCGTTGCCATCGTATCGGCCAGACAAAGCCCGTGATCGTGCGGACGTTCGGCCTTGTTAATTCTGTCGATGAGATTGTGGCTAAGACCCTAGCCAAGAAAGCCCAGATGATCTCCGAGGCTTTAGATTAAGAAGGGCCGGGGCGACTTCCAAATCCCCGGCCCTCCCTTTCACTTAGAGCAAATCGTCAAGATCGGAGATGTCAGCAGACGGACGTTCCGTGGCAGTAAACTCGTCTGCCGCTGACAACCGACCATCCATACGCGGGCCGTCGCCCACCTTCTGAAGATTGCCGAGTGAAAACGCGACCCCGTTGTTGCCGTTCACGCTGTACGCATAGGCGCGCAGCGAGGCACGAACCTTCGCACCGGGGTAAATTTCCTTGGGATCAGTAATCGGAGCGGGCTTACCGTTCTCGCCAGCAAACTTGCTGACAACACCGGGGGCCTGCTTCGACTTGACGTTCATGAAGATCGACCCTTCAGGGTAGCCCTTCTCTTCGCCATCATTGCGGAACGGCATACGGATTTTGCCGCCTTCCATGAGGCTCTTTGTCTTGTCTCCCCACTTCTCCTTAGCCACAGCCGCAGCCGTTGCCTTCAGTTCGGACATGTCAGTACCGTCGGGGAATACAAGGCAGCAAGAATAAACTGGCTCACTTGCACCCGGCGGTGTCTGCGGTTCAAACACATGCGGATAGGAGATGATTGCTTCTGGTGTAATAACTTTTGACATCGGTATATCCTTATTCAACGGTAAAATCGTCAGCCGCCAGAGTAGCGACTGCCGGACGGTTGTCTGTATCAGCGACCATTGATGTGCCCGTTGATACAGCCATGACGAGCGATGTCGGCAAGTTCTTCTTGCCCACGATACGCTCGATCTGCGATGGCGACTTCAACTTCTTTTCGTAGATGTCGTCGTCATCGAGACCTTCTTCGGTGGCCCAAGCCACGAACTCATTCTCAACACGCCAGCGA